ATTTGGAAAACAAAAACCAGATATAAAACAATACGCTATAATAGGAATTGTATTATCTTCTCTTATAGCAGCACTCTCACAGTGTACAGGAGTATCTCAAGATGGACTTTGGGACTTACTGGATGAGGTTCAAAGAAAATATTTCCCACAAACTATTCTTAATGAGTTTGTTATTAAAGATCCTGCGAAGTTAGAACGCAGAATCAAGCGTGATGTTGATCGTGCGATTGATGAGGTCACACCTGAATATGATCGTATTATCCAAGAATCAAATAAGAAATATAAACCACGATATGTTGAGAAACCACCAGACGGTAGTGAGGCACAAAGACTGCTTGGTGGAGAGATGAGAATCTGTGCTGTATGGGTTGACGACTGCCCAAAGCAGTAGTATAATAACTAGGTAATCAATTGGACAAGTAACTCAGAAGAATGAATAATGAAAATTTTAATGTTTTGCCGCTGTTTTCTTCTCCTGTTGCAATAGCCAACATAGGTAATAATCTTTCTGAGTTAAATAAAATCAAAACTGAATATGAATTTATACGCAACAATCCAAGTGAATCTAAGGGTACATATATTACAAAAAATATAAAGGTACTCGACAATTTTCCTCATGTCAAAAATATTCTTATCGATTATTTCAATTTCTATAAGAATAGTTTTTTGAGATTGGAAGATACTAAGTTTAAAATAACGACATCGTGGGGAACAAAAACAGATCCTGGTGGGTCTTCACAATTCCATAAACATAGAAATTGTGTTTATAGTGGGGTCTTGTATTTTGAAGATGTATCAAGTGGAAAATTAGAATTATATTTTGATAATATAATGGAGCAAATGTTGCTCAATAAACCAACTGAATGGAACATATATAATTCCAAATCATGGTCAATGTTGCCAGCAAAAAATACTGTAGTATTTTTTCCAAGTTATCTTTCTCATAAAGTAACAATTAATGAATCTTCTGAACCTAGATATTCTTTGGCATTTAATATGTTTCCAGAGGGTTTTATCGGTGAAGGTGATTCTTCCATGAACATAGAAATTAAATAATACGTATTATATGTCTCAGTAGCTCAGTTGGATAGAGCATCTGCCTTCTAAGCAGTTGGTCGGGGGTTCAAGTCCCTCCTGAGACGCTTGACAATTATACTCAATTACTCTATAATTGTCTCATAAGCGGGTATGGTGTAGCGGTAACACGCCATCCTTCCAAGTTGGAATCACCGGTTCGAACCCGGTTACCCGCTCTGAACCTTCGGGTTCTCAATTGAATAATGCCCTATAGCTCAATTGGCAGAGCACGGAGCTGTTAACTCTGGGGTTCTTGGTTCGAGTCCAAGTGGGGCAGTTGATAGGCACTGTCTATCATACGAGTCGGGATCATCATATCCGACTCACCAAGGGCGATTGGCGCAGCGGTAGCGCAGCTGCTTTACACGCAGACGGTCATTGGTTCGAATCCGATATTGCCCACTTATAAATACTTCAAAAAGATAATGGACGAGTTATACGAACTTCTTCATAAAGCACAAACAAGTCTTTTCTGTTTATTTCAGAAAACTTGGGTTTACCATTGGAACGTAGTGGGATCTGATTTCCCACAATTGCATGAACTATTTGGTAATCAATATGAAACAATGTTTGGTGAAATCGATCGTCTTACAGAGAACATGCGTTATCTTCGTATGAAAGCTGTAGGTCCAATTAGTAGAGTTGTTGAAACTTCTGAAATCCCCGAGGCAACAAATTCACCAACTGCAGAATCAATGGTCAGTCAATTACTCGCTGACAACAAGACATTCTGTGAAATATGTGCTAAAATTTCGGAAGAGTCTGAAAAGCAAAGACAATATGCTACTGCAAATCTAGTTCAAGATTTAATGGAAGCACATGGTAAAAATGTTTGGATGTTACGTTCCTTTCTAAAAGAATGAAAAAGAAAACTATTAGTAAACTTATTCAAGGCCCTTTGCGGTTTCATCATCAAGATATTCACGAAGAATTAGAAGAGATTAAAGGTAAGTTGGATCATGTTAGTAGTCAGATGCAAGTGTTGCAACAAAGAATTGATTGGTACATCCAAACTACAGGTGTGTGGTTGCCAAAATCAGATGTCAGTGAAAGAGGACAAGATTTCTGCGATTGACTTATCTCAAGTAGTTGTGGTAGAATCTAATAATCAGAAAAAACAATCTGGTATTCTTTCATCTCAAGATCTTGCTTTTCAGGAAGCAAGAAGACAACGTAAAGTTCGTAAACTAGAATTTGACGTTCGTTAAATATTGGAAGGGTGGTCGAGTGGTTGAAGGCTCTAGTCTTGAAAACTAGCGAAGTGAAAGCTTCCGTGGGTTCGAATCCCACCCCTTCCGTTTTGTTTTAAATTTAACAATTTCTTCAACAGTGTTACGCAATGAACACAATAGTTGACGTTTGAATTTTAGTGATTATTATATAGTAGTATTATTACTACAAATCAATGGATCAACACACCTATGAAAACTGGGTGAAGATCAAAGTAACTTTCGAAGAGTCTGGTAATATGGACAATATGTTCTATTATCGAGCTTGTGAAATTGTCAAAACCCGAAAAGATCCTCTTGCAAAATTTCTTGGAGATGAAAAATGATTCAAGAACAGGATGAACTTATCAGTCGTTCAGAAGTACAGGAGATGATCGATGATGCAATTCGTAAGCACAACCGTAATGCTGCAATTATTTCTATGTGTGTCGGTTGGTTCGTTCTTGCTTTATTTGCTGAAGGTCTCCTCAGACTCATAGGTATCATTCCACCTTTACTACCATGGCTCAAAATCACATTGAACTAATTGGTTGTATACTGTTATTAGTTTTTGCTTCCACGATGTTCTATCAAGGAACATGTATCCTACGAGGTCATCGTGGTTATTCTTTGAGAGACTATCTCAATCAAGATAGTACCAACATGCGTAAAAGAGTAGAAGAACTATTAAAAGACAAGTAATTAAATGGAACCACACATTAAACAAAGATATCACTTTGCTGCTTCTGCATTTGTGAGAATGTGGGGAAGAGGTGCAATGAGTGATATAAAAATAAAAGAGTTTTGTATGGAATGGGCTCATAAGGATGTTAACGCACCGTTGAGTGGTGATATGGATCAATACTTCTATTATGAGTTCAAGACTTGGAGGGGATACTAATGTTTCATCTTGTAGAGGCATTAGCAGCAAGTCAGATTTGGTTGGGACTTTGTGGAATGGGGTTGACAATTATTCCAATTCTTGGTATTATAGCTGTACATTCAAAGAAAGACAACGGGGCGTAGTTCAGCGGTAGAATGCTGGTTTTGGGAACCAGAGGTCACAGGTTCGATCCCTGTCGCCCCGATATTAACTTACTTATGAAAATGAATCAAGAACTTCAATCATTTACTGTAGAACAATTTCAGGCAGACTTTGATTCTCTGATGTCTAGAGTAGAAAATGGAGAATCGTTTATCATAACAAGCGAGCACGGAAACGCTGTTATGGTTCCTTATAATGAAGTCATAGAAATATTTGAAGAACCTAATGTGGATGAGGAAGTCATACGCATCCACACTGATCACGAAGAGGGATCGTAAGGGAGCATAGCTTAATGGTCAGAGCGGCCTGCTTATAACGGGTTAGTCTGGGTTCAACTCCCAGTGTTCCCATTGGGTACAACAAGGAACGTTGTATTAAACGAAGGGTCCCCTCCGCTGAATCGTAGATTATCGTGGTCAGACACCCTCGCCCAAAATGCTCCTTTAGCAATCTGGTGAATGCACCGAACTCATAATTCGGCTAAGGTGGGTTCAATCCCCTCAAGGAGCACTTGACAGGTCACCTGTCAAACTAGTATAATATCAAGGTCAACATTCAAAACAATGACTCTCACAGCAAAATTCAAGAAAGACATTCAAACTCTTCGTGGCGCAGCTAGCGGCGATTTCTATCTTGATGTAAAGAATCCAAAACTTTATAAAAAGGTTCGTCGTTACTATGAAAGCGAAGGTGTGGTATTCTCTGGTGATCCTCTGGATGACTATGAAATGCTTATGGAATATGTCTTCAATGATCTTGAATCTGTCGAAGTAGCATGAACATTATTCTTGAACGATTTCCTTATCGTTATGTAGAATGTGGAACCCTAGAAAATGGGTTCCCCGACTATCGAATTCAAAAAGCAGATAGTTGGACTAAGCGTTATTCTGACATGTACTTGTGTGATAATGGAATGCAATTGGCAACTGCTATGGAAGATTTTGAATACACCAAATGGCTTGATCCTGAAGGTGTACCTTGTTATGTACGTGATGATGAAGACACGGATGGTCTATAACAGCACTGGTCGGGAGCAAACCCCTTATGTCTAAATCAAGTATCTTAAGGTATCTTGGAAACTTTTTCCTTATTACTGGTTATCAAATCATGTTATGGGGAGATTTTAAAAATGGTTTGTTGTTAAAATGTGTTGGAGGTTTACTTACAATACCTTTTGCAATTAAACTTAAACTTTGGGATGTGCTATTCTTATGTGCATTCTTTGGTATCTCCGAAATATCAAAGTTATCCCAACTTTTCCTAGTTCAGTCAAACTAGGTGGTGGAGTCAAAGACCCATTTAATGGTTTCTTACTTCCTAAAAGTAAGTGGTGCGGATGGGGCAACCCCGCCTGGTTTCCAATTTCCAGTCAAAGAATTGGTGGCGTGCATGAAAGACCTATAGGGGGAGTTGACAACAACTCCCTTTTTCTGTATGATATATACTGAGAATAATTAATAACTTTTTTATGGGTCAATATGTAAAGAAGGCACTGGTCCTTGGTGCTGGTGGTTTCATTGGAAGTCACATGGTAAAAAGACTGCGAGCTGAAGGTTATTGGGTTCGTGGCGTAGACCTTAAGTTTCCAGAATTTTCGAAGACAGAAGCAAATGAATTTATCGTTGGGGATCTTCGTGATGTGGATTTTGTTCGTCGTGTTCTTGAGTGGAAAGGAGAGCAAGGAAACTTTTATCAATCAGTTCCATACCGTTTCATTCAAGTATTTGATGAGATCTATCAGTTTGCAGCTGATATGGGAGGAGCAGGTTTCGTTTTCACTGGAGAAAACGATGCAGAAATTATGCATAACTCCTGCACAATCAATCTGAACGTTCTTGAAATGCAGCGTCAGATGAATGAGCGCCATGGAAAGAATGTAACTAAGATCTTCTATTCCGGCTCTGCTTGCATGTACCCAGAATACAATCAACTCGATGCAGACAATCCAGATTGTCGTGAAGAATCCGCATATCCTGCCGCGCCAGACTCTGAATATGGATGGGAAAAACTTTTCTCTGAGCGACTCTTTTTCGCTTATCATCGTAATCATGGGATCCCTGTTCGGGTCGCTCGTTATCACAACATCTTTGGTCCTGAAGGAACCTGGGAAGGTGGAAGAGAAAAAGCACCCGCAGCGATCTGCCGCAAGGTGGCCTACCTTCCAGTCGCAGGAGGAAAAATCGAGGTGTGGGGAGACGGTTTACAGACTCGTTCCTTCCTGTACATTGACGAATGCATCGAAGCAACTCGCAGAATGATGGATAGTGATTTCATGGGTCCAGTGAATATTGGATCTGAAGAAATGGTCACTATCAATCAACTTGTAGATACTGCGGCCAAGGTTGCAGAGAAATATGTTGATAAAGAATATATTTTAGATGCTCCTCTGGGTGTCCGTGGTCGCAATAGTAACAACGATCTTATCCGTTCTAAGTTAGGATGGGACTACTCCATGACTCTCGAAGAGGGTATTGCTAAAACATACGCATGGATTAACGAACAAATTGAGAAAAAACACGCTGAACAATGAACCGCATTGAAAACTATTCTGAACTTGAAACACGTATCGTTTCTTGGTTAAAGGACTACGCAGAACAATTTAATATTAAAGCATTTGTTATTGGCGTCTCTGGAGGTATTGACTCTGCAGTGTCATCAACTCTCGCTGCTAAGACTGGTCTTCCTGTGTACGCACTGGGAATGCCAATCTATCAAAAGGAAGAACAAGAAACTCTTTCTGATGCTCACCTTGAGTGGCTTGAATCAAACTTTAGTAACGTTGTAGTTCAAAAGTTTGATCTTTCAAAAGTGTTTAATACCTTTGAATTCACCATGCGCGAATTTGGAGCAGACAAACATGCTCTTGCTAACAGTCGCTCACGTCTTCGTATGGTAACTCTGTATCAAGTTGCCACAACCGTTGGTGGACTTGTGGTTGGTACTGGAAATAAGGTTGAAGATTACGGTGTTGGATTCTATACTAAATATGGTGATGGAGGAGTTGATATTGCTCCTATCGCAGATCTGTATAAGACTGAAGTATGGGAACTTGGTAGACACTTTGGCGTAGACGAACGTATTATTAACGTAGCTCCTACAGATGGTCTGTGGGATGATGGCAGAACAGATGAAGATCAACTTGGAGCTTCATATGTTCAACTTGAAGAAGCAATGGAATACGGAACTGGTCCTGGTGTTGAAGTTCTTCAGAAATTCAACTCCCAAAACAAACATAAAATGGAACCCATCCCTACATTTAAACTATGAAAATTGGAGTCATCGGAGCAGGCAGACTTGGTATCTGCCTTGCTCTTCTTCTGGAAAAAGCAGGATATGATGTTATTGTTTCTGATTGTCGCCATGACTATGTTATTGGATTGAACAATAGAATCATTAGCACTAATGAACCTCAAGTAGTAGAACTGCTTGATGATGCTACAAATTTTACAGCAGTTACTGATAACGTTGAAGTTATCAGTAACTGTGATTTAATTTTTACTCTCGTGGCCACACCATCACTTCCATCGGGAGATTATGATGTAAGTGCTGTTTGGGAAGTAGTAAAGGATTTCCAAAACACAGAGTTTTCTGTTGAAGGAAAAACTTTGATTGTTGGATGCACTACAAATCCAGGAGATTGTGATTCATTCCAAGATGCATTAGATGAATGCGGAGTAAATGTATTTTACAATCCAGAGTTTATTGCACAAGGAACAATCGTTCGAGATCTTCAGAGAGCTGATATGGTTCTGATTGGTGGATATGATAATGATGTGTATGATAAATTATCTGAGATGTATCATGCAATTCAGGTAACTGAACCAAAAATCAATTTCATGTCTACAAAGGCAGCGGAAATTGTAAAACTTGCAACTAACTGTTTCCTTACCACCAAGATCAGCTATGCAAATATGCTTGGCGAAGTTATGACTCTCGCTGGCCTTGAAGATGAGATTGATACAGTCCTTGGTGCTATCGGTGATGATAGTCGAGTAGGAAGAAAGTTCCTTAAGTATGGTTATGGGTATGGTGGTCCATGTCTGCCAAGAGACAATCGCTCTTTTGCATCTTTTGCTAAGAAGATGGGTCTCGTTTATAACCTTGGATATACAACTGATAATTTTAATGATGAACATGCAATCTTCCTCACGAACTATTTCATGAAGAAGAACGAAAGGAATCTTCCTTTTGCATTTCATTATGTTTCCTACAAAGAAGGAACAGATATCATTACTGAGAGTCAGCAATATCGTCTGTGCTTGAACCTTTTGAATCGTGATTATAAGGTTTATGTCGTTGAGGACTATGTAAAATCTCAATGTGATGATAGAATTATCTTTGGTATTCCTAACGAAGAAGTATTCTGGATTGAGTTATGATTGGTTATAATCGATTAGGTATTAATGGAAGATTTGGAAATCAACTCTTCCAATATGCCGCTTTACGTGGCATCGCAGCTAAGCATGGTTATGAGTGGTGTATTCCTGAGGATGGTAGTCGCACTGCCAACTATGGAATTCACCATCCATTTAAACTGAAGCATCTTAAAAATATTGGTGAAGTGCCTTATCCAACTAGAGATGAGGCACATTTTCATTTTGATGAGGATCTTTTTGAAAATTTTACAGATAATACAAACCTGGATGGATATCTTCAGTCTGAGAAATACTTCAAGCATATTGAAGATGAAATTCGTGAAGACTTTGAATTCATTGATGACATTCGAATTCCTTGTGAAGACTTTATAGATCAGTTTAATAATGTCATCTTCCTTCATGTTCGTCGCGGAGATAATGTAGGTAGAGAGCATCTGCATCCAGTTCCTACGTTTGATTATTATCGTAAGGCTCTGGAAAACTTTGACGATAATGCAATGGTTTTGATTTGTAGTGATGATGTTGCATGGTGTAAGGAACAAGAATTTTTCTCTGATGAAAGATTCTTAATTAATGAAAGTGTGCAACAATATTCTCATAAGTGTATGGAAGGTGATGGGGTTTACAGAAACTCTTTTATCCCTTATACTGATCTATGTTTGATGAGTCTTTGTAATGGTGCGATTATTTCTCCCAGCACATTGAGCTGGTGGGGTGCATGGTTGCAAAAGAATCGTACAAATCCTGTGGTTGCACCAGACCCCTGGTTTGGTCCAGAACTTTTAAAAGATAACGATACTAAAGATTTACTTCCCGATGATTGGATTAAATTATCTTGGTAGAATGGGACAACTGGGAAACCAGATGTTCCAGTATGCTGCTATTAGAGGCATTGCTGCTAAACGTGGATATGGTTATACCATTCCAGATCACTCAGAAAAAATCAAAGACTCTCTAGGAAATATTCTTAGGATTGAGTTGTTTGATGTGTTTGATATACAACCACAACAGACTGGGTATCTATTGGCTGATGGTGCAAGAACAGAAATGCACTTTCATTTTGATGAAGATATTCTTGATAATTGTCCAGACAATGTGACGATTATTGGATACTTCCAATCTGAAAAATACTTCAAGCATATTGAAGAAGATATTCGAAATGAATTTACTTTTAAAAGAGAATATCTAGAGGCATGTGAACCACATAGACCCCATATGCAGGGTTCAATTGCACTTCATATACGTCGTGGAGATTTTTTAATTAACTCTTTAAATCATCATAATTTGTCTATGAAATATTATGAGAATGCTTTGAAAGAGTTTCCTGAAGATCAAAACGTAGTTATCTTTTCTGATGATCCTATCTGGTGTAAGGAACAAGAACTGTTTTCATCAGATAGATTTTCCATATGTGAAAGCGGTAGTTCTTATGTGGACTTGTGTTTGATGTCAATGTGTTCTGATTTTATTATTGCTAACTCCACATTCTCTTGGTGGGGTGCATGGCTTTCTAGAAATAAAGAAAAGAAAGTTGTCTATCCATCAAAATGGTTTGGACCCAATAATGCAGATAAATTAACAAAAGATTTATTTCCAGAAGAATGGAGTATGGTAGATGAAAACTGACTTGAAAAATGTGGACTTTATTGTCCCATTAAGAATTGATACTGGAGATCGTTTGAGGAATGTAATCCTTTCTACGTCTTATCTGTTGCATCACTTTGATTGTACTGTGACAATCAAAGAGGTGGATTCTGAACGTAGGTTTGAAACTTATGCACTTCCTATTATTAAACGATTGGTAGATACTTCGAATCTTAATTTTATTTTTGAAGAAGAAACTAGAACTGATGATGCATTCCATCGCACAAAGGTTCTTAATGATATGATCATGGGATCTAAGTGTGATATTGTGGTCAACTATGATACTGATCTTATTCTCCCATTGGATACTTATACTAAGGCTTTAGAAATGCTTCAGGGTGAATATGATGTAGTCTATCCATATCGTTATGGTAATCATGGTGAGCGTAAAGTAAATCTTGGATTTACGATTGAAACTCAAGATGATATGGATAAGATTGAGAATGATGAGTTTGTATCTCGCTTTATCAAAGAATATGATTCAACCTGTTTTGATGATCGATTCTTCTACTATCCAAGCAACCAAGGAGAAGGTTGGGCTGAGTATGGAATGGTTCAGTTCTTTAATCGTCAAGTTTATATTGATGGTTACTTAGAGAATGAAGGATTCATTGCTTATGCCCCAGAAGATATTGAGCGACACCACAGATGGCAAACTTTGGGTTATAATATTGGTAGGGTAGATAACCATGCTTATCATCTGGAACATCAAAGAACTCAAAACTCTTGGTTCCATAATCCACATATGCAAAATAATAATGCTTTGTGGGAATACTTAAAAACACTTTCAAAAGAACAACTGATCGAATACTACGAGAACCAAGATTACGTTAAGGAGAGACTAAAATGACTTGGCATTTGGTAACATTTGCAAACGAAAAGTTTTTAGACAAACAAAAGTATCTTCATGATATTCATGAGGAAGAATTTTGTCATCATGCATATAATCGGGAATGGTTAGAAACCACAGATTTCTATGCTGAGAATAAAGAACTTCTTGATGCTCCAGTTGGAGCTGGGTGGTGGGCATGGAAACCCTATGTCATTTCGCAAGCAATGGAACACGCTGCAGACGGAGATTATGTTCTCTACTGTGACTGTGGTGATATGTTTTCTCCTGGTTTGAGACTGTATGTTGAGAAGGAGATGAATGATACGGATGACATTTCAATGTTGTTAATCAGCAACAATATGAACGGTCAGTATACTAAACGCGACTGTTTTATTCTAATGGATTGTGATGAGGAAGACTATTGGAATGAGCGTCAACTTGAATGTGGTTTCCTGGTATGGAAAGTCACTGACCGAACAAGGGAAGTCATTGCAGAGTGGCAAAAGTATTGTTTAGATCCTCGGATTATTAATAATGATCCAAGCACTGAAGGTGAAGAACTGGAAGGATTTGTTGCACACAGAAATGATCAGAGCGTTCTGACAAACCTTGCAATTCGAGATGGTTTGACTGTTGGTGGCCCTGAGTTCCGTAATTATGTTGAATGCGATTATGATTACTGGTATGAACGTGGCGGTGTAGGATTTGGTCGTCAGATCGATCAGTTCTTAAATGTGATTAAAGAAGATGCATAGTATTATTCTTACAGTTCACAATAAAGACTGGTTGATTGAGCGAGTCATCGAAGGTATCTACAAGTATACTGCAGAACCTTATGAACTTATCGTGGTTATTGATGGATGTACAGATAATTCTGAAAAGATTATCTGGGATTCTCTGAGTGGTACTCCTGTCAAACGAAAGTTTGTTCATGCTCCTAATGTTTTTGAAACAAAAGCAAATAATCTTGGTATGAAAATTGCTGAGGGTGATAAGATTATCATTGTCCAAGATGATATGATTATCAAAGAACAAGATTGGAATAAGAGATTAGAAAAACCATTCCGAGCCTTTGATGATGTGTTTGCAGTTACATCTAGAACAGCACATAACTGGGAGTTTAATCCCAACACACAACATTTGGGAATGGAAGAAGATCTTGATGACTGCTGGTGCGACATTGTAAATCATGTAGATCATGCAGATCGCAAACATGCATTACCTCGTGATGTATTTGCTGTTCGCTGTTCAGTCAACCGTGGACCACTCATGATTGATCATGAAGATTTAAAGAAACTTGATTATCTGGATGAAGCATTTGCACCACAAGATATGGATGATCATGATCTTTGCTATCGTGCATACAAACAACTTGGTAAAGTTGTTGGTGCATATTGGATTGATTATGAGAGTGAAGATTGTTGGGGAGGGACCAGAGTTGAAACTGGAAAACCTGCTCCATGGCTTTTAAAAGCAAATCATAAGAATACGAAGATCTTTTATGATCGCCATAAAGATCTAATAAATACGAGGAGAGTTGTTGAACATCGAGAGTTACCTTATGCGAATTGATATGGATAGGTGGGATGTGGCACAGACTACAGAATTTTCACATCATCAAGATTTAAGCAGAGAAGCGTATTCATATGCTTCTGAGTGTATTGCCAAGTATCTTGAAATTGATTATAAAGAAGACTTCAAAGATAAAGTTATTGTAGAAGTTGGAGCAGGTCCTAGAGGATCTATTCTTTTGACTGAAGGAAATTTTAAAAGAGGTATCATTATTGAACCTTTGATTGATCGTTGGCCTGCTGAGATTCGTCAGGACTACGAAGCAATTGGAGTAGAAATTATTGCAGCACCTTATGAAGATCTCGATATTGAAGAGCAAGTGGATGAGACTTGGTTCTTCAATGTTGTTCAACATGTTCTTGATCCACAGGAACAACTTGAACTTGCAATGAAAACATCAAAAGTAGTTCGAGTGTTTGAAAGTATTGGAAGTGCAACTGACGAAGCACATCCACACTTTATTACCAAAGAAACATTCACTGATGTTCTTGGAGATTTTGGAAAGATCTATAAGGGTGGAAGTAATCCAGGATTCCACGGAGCTGATTGTTATTATGGAACGTGGTATGCGTCTGATAACGTTTAGTCTTTTTGGTGATAATCCTCTTTACTGTGAAGGAGCGGTAGAGAACGCAAGACTTGCAAAAGAAATCTATCCAGATTGGACTGCAAGATTTTATGTCGCAGAGGATACTCCAGAAGAGTATACTTGGAGACTCAAAGACTATGATGCTGAGGTTTATATTCGTCGCAGATATAGTCCTTATGATGCTTTGAACTGGCGATTCCTTCCTTTTATGGATGATACTGTTGAAGCATGGATCAGTAGAGACTGTGATAGTAGACTGTCTTGGAGAGAGCGTAGGGCTGTTGATGAATGGTTAACGACTGATAAAGCATGTCATCTAATGAGAGACTGTCATAATCATGGTTATACAATTATGGCAGGAATGTTTGGGATTAATAATCCACTTTATCATCAAAGATATGGGAAATTGAATCTTGATGTCCCACATCAAAATAATAGAGAGGATGATCAATCTATTTTACATAGACATGTATGGCCTATGATTGCTTTTGATCATGTATGTCATGATCATTGGTTTAATACTCAACCCTCTGGACAACCAACTACTCAACCAGGAGATCATGTTCCTCACGATCAAGCGTATGGTGTTGGTTTGATTCCTTATATTACTGGTAATGTGAGAGATCAACTTTCGGAAATCTATCCTATCGGTCAAGATAACAGGCCATTCCCAGAGCATGAACCAATGGAATATGGAATATTTGTTGGGCAGATTATTGAAGCGAATGGAACTCCAAGAATGAACACGGATGTTCGTTGGGAGTATGAATTGAGGGGTATTGCTTATGAGTAACTTTCATATTATCGGATCTGGTGGATGTGGATTTCTTCGGGCCAATTATCTTCTAAGAGATCACACTCCAATCAAATATAAAGGTGGAGGTCCTAAGTATCAAAATAGTTTTGAGACTTGGAGTGAAGGTAATGGATTGATCTGGGATGCAGAAAGTCTTTCAAAGGAAGAAAGAATTCGTAGAGTATCCTTTCATTTTGATCATGATCAAGATGGGTGGGTGATTTCAAACATCACACATTCATATTTAAAGTATGTTCCTGAGTTTCTGGAATTTTATCCGGACATGAAATTCTTGTGTCTGCGTGGTAGAAGAGAGCACTCAATTAAATCTTTAGCTACGTCTTGGGGATATCGCAATCCTTGCTACGTAAAGGATAGATCGATTGGATTTGGTCATAACCGATATGCTGTAAGTCAGTTTCCAAATTACAGCGATTCAAGAGATGAGTTTCATGCAACGGAAAGATATTGGGATGAATATTATCGTATTGCAAATGAGTTGCAAGAGCAATACCCAAATAACTTTTTGATTGTAGATGCTCCAGAGTTTTTTGGTAATACTGAATATCAACTGTGTTGTTTAGGGTGGTTGGGAATTGATGTTCATATTGACAGTTCTCCAAAAGCAAAACATCTTCCAGTAGATTTTAACAATTGGACTATTAGTACAACACTGCACGGTGGACTTGGTAATAACTTATTTCAGATGGCAGAAGTTATTTCATTCTGCAAGAAGTTTAATCTGCCAGAGTCAAAGTTTGGTACATGGGATCTATGGAATGGTGGCAACTTATATCCACCATCATACAACTCTGACAAACTTCTTGGTGGACATGATGGAACTCATGCGGACATGAAAAAATATTTTCCCAATCTAAATTGGCAAGGCAATCTTTCCACAACATTTGATACAAAGTTTGTGATCAATGATATGTTTAGATTTGGTTCTGTAGAAAACTTAGATCATGTTAGAGATGTTCTTGGTGTTAATACCAGCAATGTATCTGGAACAGTTTCATTACATCTAAGATTCTGCACTCGTCCTGCGGATGATCATGTCAATGGTTATGTTGATGATGAATTTTATATAAAAGTATTTGAAAAAATTCCAGCAAAGAGTAAAGTTTATATCTTTGCTGACGATAATAATAAAGCACGATATAAGTTATCTTGGTTTAGGGATAACTTTGATATGCATTTCGAAATATTTGGTGGAGATGCTTTTCAATCACTACAAAAGATGGTAGAATGTGAGTATCATATTTTGCATGTATCGACGTTTAGTTTTTGGTCTGCCTTCTTAGACTCAAATCAACCAAACACAAAAGTATTTTATCCACAATCTTTTATTAGTACGCACAGCCCAAACATGATTCCTTATAAAGAGTGGCAAATGTTATGAACTGCATAATTTATCTCGTCAGATCAACTGATGAAGATGTAGAAATGTTCAATAAGTCTCTTGCACTTCTTGAAGAAAATGTACTCAAGTTTACTTCTGCTGATGTAATTGCTTTTGTAGAAGATTCATTTTTTCCATATGTTGAAAAAGTTGAAACTAATCTGAATATCAAATATAATCTAGTTAAATTTGATGTGCCAGAATATACAAACGAAATTGCACGTCAAATCCCAGAATTTTTTCCACATCCAACTCATGGAAATGGGCCTGTTGCCTGGGGGCATCCAGGTTTTTCCCTGGGGTATCGGCACATGTGTAGATTTTTCTCCGGAGAAATGTATAATCAAAACGTTATAAGAAATTATAATTATTATCTGAGATTAGATACAGATTCTTTTATACATACTCCATTGAATTATGATATTTTTGATTGGGCTGAAAGTAATCATTGTTATTATGGTTATATTGCTCCTGCTGTACAAACAGACAATCCAAAAGTGATTGAAGGACTGTGGGAATTTACGAATGAGTTATACCCAAACAACATTCCAGAGGGTATGATGTTCTATACTAATTTTGAATTAGGTAAAGTGGAATGGTTCTTGACAAGTCCATACATGGAATTCTATAATAAGATTGATGAGCACGGTGGAATCTATACAAAGAGATGGGGAGACGCTCCAATTAAGTTTCTTGGTATAAATCTATTCATGCCACAAGAAAACATTCAACCAGTTACAGGATTCACTTATCAACACGGAGCTGTATATCAAGTCTAATGGATAGAAATAAATCAACGTATAAATTAAAAAACATTGGTCCAATCTATTGCATCAATCTTGATGGGCAACCAGATAGATGGCAATACATGGAAGATCAGTTCAAGTACTGGGAGATTGAAAACTATACTCGTATCTCCGCATATGATGGTAGAGAAGATGATCTGAGTGATATTATTTCTGGTCGCTATCCAGAGATGATGACTTCAGGTGAAATTGGATGTACCACATCACACCTAAAAGCAATCAAACATTGGCTCGAAACGTCCGATAGTCCCTATGCTATCATGATGGAAGATGATTGCAATTTAGATCTTGTAAGGTTCTGGAATTTTACTTGGAATGATTTCTATGGTCGCATTCCTTATGATTGGGATGTAGTGCAGATTGCAATTATTTGCACTGGAGATCTTCATGTCAAATTGCACAAGCGTTTCGTGAATGATTTTTCTACTGCTTGTTATATGATCACTCGTCATCATGCTGAAAAATTAATGAAGCATCATGTTCGAGGAGAAAAGTATAAACTCGATAATGGATGCAAGCCACGTCCTGTTGCGGACGATCTTATCTATAATTCGGGTAATACTTATAGTATTCCTCTTCTTCTTTATAAGATTGAACTTGGATCATCAATTCATCCAGATCATATTGATGCGTTCCACAAGGGTAATCATGATGGTCTTCTTAATTTCTGGAGTCAGCGTGGAGCTGAATTGAAGATTGAGGAACTTATGGATTATGATCCTTATCTTGGAAGAGTTGTGGAAAACTCAGCCGTTGCTCAGGGTTGACAATCTTAAAAATTCGTGTTAGATTGGATACCAATCTTAAGAATGTCTTAGGATTTACCGTAGTTTATTAAAAACATTTAATATGAAGTATACACTTTTTGCTGCATGTGCTCCTTTCCTGATTAGCCCCGCTTTTGCTGGTGGACTGACTGGTAACTATGCTGCAGCTGGTGCTGCGATTGGAACCAATTCAAATAGAACTGCAGGTTCCGTGAGTGGTCGTTTAGATTCTCGTACTCTTGGATCTACGATTCCCGTTTCTCTTCGTCCTCAACTTACCATTGGCAGCGCAACTGGTGGTAACGTTAATGTAACTTATGATGTTCCTGTTGCTAACAACGTAAATGCCTATGTCGGCGGCGGCGCTGGATTTGGAGCAGGTACTGCCATCAACACTAATAACCAAGTTGCAGGCATTGCTGTGCTTGGCGTAGAAGGTGAAGTGGCAAAAAATGTAGTCCTGTTCACCGATCTTAAGTTTGGGTTTGGTTCTTCTACGACCTACACCCCAACTGTTGGTGTTGGATACAAGTTCTGATTTGCTAATAAAATCCTGGGGGGGAGCTTGACTCCCCTTTATTTTTGCTATATAATTGTGTAACAATTCGTAATAAAACGAAAATGACTGTAACAACTAATGAACGTGGTCAGCAAAATATGTTTGCTAAAGAACCCACCATGTATTATGAGAACTACGGACAACTGACTCCCAACCAAGTAAAGGAGAGAACCAATGGGCGCTGGGCAATGGTCGGTTTTGTTGCTGGTCTCGTATCTTATATTAGCACTGGCAACTTCTTCTTCGGTATCTTCTGATGACTGAAGCAATCTTTACAATTACTTCTGTCGCTTTCTTTGTATTGTTGGCAGTATCTGTAGAACAACTTTCTGAAACTTACTAAGGAGAAACACAATGAACAAAATTTTTACCGAATTCGCTGAGCGTTGGAATGGACGCCTGGCAATGCTTGGATTTCTGGCCGCTGCCGGTTCATATCTTACTACTGGTCAAATTATTCCCGGCGTATTTTGATGGAAGTGAACATGCGTAAAGAGAATTATCAAGTTCCTCAAGTTCAATTCACCTTTCGTGAGTCTGGTGAGTTTGTAAATCGTACAACTTCGGAACTTTTTGATGGTAAGCGTGTGGTTATTTTCAGTCTGCCTGGTGCATTCACTCCTACTTGCTCTGCTTATCAACTGCCTGGATTTGAAGAGAAGTATGAAGAATTCAAAGCACTTGGTATTGATGAAATCTATTGCATCTCCGTTAATGATGGCTTTGTAATGAATGCCTGGGCAAAAGACCAGACCATTGAGAAAGTCAAACTCATTCCAGACGGCAATGCTTACTTCACACGTTCTATGGGATATCTTGTCAACAAGTCTAACCTTGGTTTCGGTGATCGGTCTTGGCGTTATGCTATGGTCGTGGATGATCGAATCATCGAGAAGGTATTCGTTGAGGACGGTATGCGCGACAATGCCGACACTGACCCTTATGAAGTATCGACACCTGAAAATGTTCTAGATTATGTGTCAGCAAATGTTAAAGTTGGCACTACAGTTTAAATAAGTAAAGCGCCCACAAGGGCGCTTTTTTATTGGAGTCCTCTTAATAATGGATTTGATGACTTATTCAATACCTTAATAAAAAATATTTGAGTCAATCGTAATTGGTTATTATTCATTTTAAAGTTATTGGCTCCATGATAATTATTAGATTCAAAGCAGATTAATCTATTAAACACATTATTGTATCTTGAAATTTCTTCAAATTGCGACCTTGCTTCAAGAATATTTTTTATATACTCATCATTTTCTATGGGTTCACCCATAAACAATTCTTTTTTTCCTTTCTGAGTTTTGTCTACCGTTTCATTTTTAAGTCTAAAAATAGAAGTACCTGTATCTAAATCTGCGTTTGGAGTCAGATAAATTAAACCAGCATAATCATAAATGTCATTGTCTTGATGAATCCAACCATAGTTTTTTGGATCTTCTTTTTTAGTATCAAATGGTTTTATAAGTTGAAAGTGAGTTAATATTTCCCACTGAATATATTCATATTCATAATTAAAAAATGTTCCAAATAGTCTTTTGCAAAAATCATTTGCAAAATCTGTATCATAGAAATCAAGGGGATCACTTCTCCATCCAGGCCAACTTCCATCTGGAGATTGATGATAATTTAAAGATGCTGCCCACTCTATTACACTTTTTGGATCTTCATAAAATCCATCAATGCACATAGATGGAAACGTCGATGACTTGATAACATTTGTATTGTCGGTTATATTTAAAAGAGATTTTATTTCTTCATTGATCATAATTAAATTTATTTTTACTCATTCTAACATACTACTTATGATTTTATAAATACTCCAGTGTTTAGATTAATATCCAATGACATTAGATCTTCATAACTTTTTCAAATTTTATGATGATGGTAATGCAAATCATGTAGCAGCAGTTCAATGGTTGGAAGACAACCTACCTGCTAACTTCATGGATGACGCAGAAACCGAGTGGATCGGAATTTTTAGAACTAAACCCCCTACACCAGAAGTTCTTGCAGTTCCATACTTCAACCAAGTAGATAACTACAGAGATGCACATAGAACTTGCAACAGTTCATCGTGTGCTATGTGCCTTGCTTTCCTTAAGCCAGGATCGATTAAGGGTGATGATGAGTATGTTAAGAAAGTATTTGCGATTGGCGACACGACTGACCATTCGGTACAGACAAAGGTTCTGGCAGGTTATGGAGTTAAGTCACACTTTAGTTACAATCTTTCTTTTGCTGATATTGATAAAAGTCTTGACGCTGGGAAGCCTGTCGTTATTGGTATCCTGCATAGGGGTTCTCTTTCTGCACCTACTGGTGGGCATATGTGTGTTGTAATCGGTAAGACTCCAGACGGCAAAGGATATTATGTTAATGACCCATATGGTTCTCTGAATGACAACTATACAGGCCCTGTGACAAATGGTAAGAAGACCATTTATACCAAAGCAGTTCTTAAGCATCGTTGGTGTCCAGGTGGCAACGATGGCTGGGGCAGAATTTTCGACTGATAGGAGAACAAACAATGGCACGTATCGATTTACACAACTTTTTCAAGTTCTATGACGAGAAGAACCCCAATCACGTCAAGGCAGTTCAGTGGTTAGAAGATAATCTCCCTGTTAAGTTCCTTGAGGACAACGTAGACTGGGCAGAAATCTATAGAGGAAAAAAGTCAAACGCTGCAGCACCGACAGCTGCAGCAACTGCTCCTGTAAATAGTGGTGGTGATGATGTTCCTATGATGGGCATCAAGTTAATCAAAGAGTTTGAAGGATGTCACTTATCTGCATATCCAGATCCTTTATCTGGTGGACTTCCAATCACAATCGGTTGGGGTTCAACTCGCAAGAAAGATGGATCACCTTTCAAACTTGGTGATAAAATTACCCAGCAAGAAGCAGATGAGTTATTAATTAGTCAGTGCAAGAATCAGTTTCTTCCTGCTCTTCGCAAAATCCCACATTGGAATGAAATGTCAGATGGAAAAAGAGGCGCTCTGCTCAGCTTTGCTTATAATCTTGGTGCCGGCTTTTACGGTGGTGATAACTTTAATACTATTACTAAACGCCTGAAGAATAAGGAGTGGGACATGGTTCCCGATGCTCTTTATATGTATCGCAATCCTGGTTCAAATGTAGAAGCAGGTCTTGCACGTAGAAGAAAGGCAGAAGGCGAAGCCTGGAAAAAAGGATAAATAAATTCAATCAATGATTCTTGATCTTCTGATCTGAATCCATATAGTCCAAGTCCTCTATGACTTGGTGAATACTTCATTAAACATACTTCGGTTTGTTTTGTCTAGTACACATCAATTCATAGAGGATTTTTATGTCTTACGCTACAAGGGCACTTGCTGCCGCTTCTGTTTTTTTGTTGGGAGCACCAACAGCATTTGCAGATACGATCTCTGGAACAGATTTTGAAGGAGGTTCATTATCTGGTTGGAATATTGGATCTCAAACAGGAACACTTACTAATGGGACTATTACAGGTAATGGAACAGGTGTTACTTTAATCAATGGTTCTGTAACTTTCAATGCACCTTCTCATGGTTCGGTAGGAAGCCCAACACTTTCTGATGGTTCTCCAAACTCATATTATCAACCAGCAGTATCTCCAACTACTTGGACATTTGCTCCATATGGTTCTTATGGTGCTGCATTGCAACCAACAGGAAGTGTTACCTTTGATGCTGCAATGTCTGCATTGGGACTTACCCAAACACAAAATCAAGAGATTAAAACCAAACTCATTCAAGATCAACAGGCATCAGGTCTTGGAAATCCAAATCCAACAAATGCTGCATGGTTTACTACAAATGTAAATCTTGATACCGGAAAGATCTATACAATGTCTTGGAACTATATTGGAACTGATTATGTTCCTTTTAATGACGGTTCTATTACATCTCTTGTTTATCAGGGAACTGATGGATCTACACCAACAGTTACTGTGAATAACTACACCCAAAACTATGCTTTATTGGGATTCACCAATCCAGGAACGGGTGATTATTCCACAGGAACTTATGGTTCTACTGGATGGCAGACATCAACTTATGAAGTTTCCTTGTCTGGAAGTTATCTCTTAGGATTTGCAGTATTTAATCTTGGAGACACTGCACTTTCTCCAGTTCTCTTGGTTGATAGTCAGCCAGGAACTACATTAGCAAATGGACAACCATTCGGTGCTGTTGCTCCTAATAATTCAACAGCACCTTCTGCATCAACAACCCCAGCAGTACCAACACTTGTAAGTTCTAATACTGTTTATAACATTAATGTAAGTGTTGCTGCTCTCGCAAGTCAGACTGATGTTTCTACATTGTATACACCATCAGAATCTGATGGTAGTCAGAAGGTCAATAAGCACGTTACAACAACTGTTACCACCCCATATGTAACAACCACAACAACCACACCAGTCACAACTGATACTTATAGTGACAACTCTACTGTTGTGACAAACGGAACACCAGTAGTTACTACGAGTTCCTCAAGTCAGTCCGCAGTTTCACACCAGTATGCTGACTTTTCTGGTCGCATTGATCAACTGGAAGTTCTTGATGGAATCAATGATGGTATTAATGGACTTCTAAACCACGAACCATCAAATACTCAAGAAAGACTTAGAGTATTTGAGAACAACAGATTCGTTCAGTCTTATAATGCTGATGGTTATACTGCTGATTCCAATATCTTTGGTGGTGGATTTGAGTTTGATGTAACCAAAGGATGGACTCTTGGTGGTCAGTATAATAGAGTTAATGTAAATCTCAATGGTGTTGATTCAACTACGCAACAGAATAAAGATCGCTTTGGTGTATTCAGCGAACTCAGAGGAAATACTCTCACTCTGAATACTAATGCTGCGATTGCGAACAGTAACTACAAGTACAACAGAAATGTAGAAGGTGTATTTAATAACGCTGGTGAAACAACTGGTTCTGAGTGGTGGGTTTCTAATCGTTTATACTGGCATCTTCACAAGGCAGTAAAACCATTTGTTGGATATACTGTTCAGAATGTAAAGAGAAATGCTTATAATGAAACAGGTTCACCAGAATCTGCTAGAAGTGTCGATGAGTTTAACCAAACCACACACGTTGGTGAAGCAGGTCTCAAACTAGAAACTCGTTTTGGTGGTAAGAAGAAGGATTTATTTGGTGTCAGTGTAGAAGGTGCTTATGGAACTGATAACTCTTATGGAGTTGCTGCTGAAGTAGACTATAAAGAGATGTTAATTGTTGAAGCATCTCACGGTGTGAATAATGGAGTCACCAACAATTCTATTGCTGGAAAAGTTAAGTTTAGGTTCTAATTACTAAATACAAAGGAAACATCATTTAAGACTGATGGATAAGAAAAAGGAAAATGCTATGGGACAAATTATTCGTATTGCTATCTTGAGTTGGTCTGCTGCTCTTCTCACCGCTAGCTATGCGGGTATGCTGTCAAAGATGGATCCAACATTCATCGCTACAGTATTTACCGCCTCAGCCGCCACCTTTGGTATCAACACCATGAAAAAAGGTGAAGATGATGAAAAAAAAGAAGAACCCCGTAGAGAAGAGTTTGTTGTTGCTCCCCCAGAACCTCCAGTTGAAGAACTGTCTGTAACTTTAGAAGAGAGAGTTGAAGCTCTTGAAACTAAAGTAGATGAAGGTGAGGGTTTTGTTCAACCACGTA